CCGAGTGCTTTTGATCGAGTGAATGTGAGAAGACTGTTCCTGTATCTCGAAAAAGCCACTAGAGCAACAGCAAAATACTTTGTATTTGAACCCAACACACTGTTCACCAGAACACAAGTTTCAAACATCCTCGCACCTATCTTTGACCGTGCTAAAAACACACAAGGATTGTATGATTATCTGTTAATTTGTGATGAACGAAACAACACTCCAGATGTCATTGACCAAAATGAGATGGTGATCGACATATATATCAAGCCGGTACGTGCTGCAGAATTCATCCTAGTCAACTTTTACGCGACTAGAACGGGTCAAGACTTCAGTGAATTAGTTTCATAACAATAAATAATAGATATCATGCCAGACGTAAATCAAACAATAACGGACTTTTATAGAGTTTCTCAAGAAAGAGATTTCCAACGCGACTTTCAATTCAGGGTGCTGAACATACAAGGAGGTGACGGGACATCCACAGAATTTTCTGAGGACGACCTAGTGTACATCCGTACAGCAACATTACCTGGTAAAAGTATACAGAACAAAACCGTACCTTACATGGGGTTACAGTTCAACATACCAGGCAGTATTCAATACGACAACTCTGCAGCATGGTCGGTTCAATTTTACTGTGACCAATCTAGTACGTTGAGACAATCTTTTGAGAACTATCTCACTGATGTATTTGATGATTCAACAAGTACCGGAAATTACTTCATGCCCAAGGCTGATGCAGTGATCGATCTGGTGCAATTGAACACACAACTCGAGTCCGTTGCTAGTTATCAACTAGTCGGTGTATACGCACAGTCTGTTGGTGCGATGAGTTACAGTCCAGCAGATGGTACTGGTGATAGTATGAAATTTGATGCGACTCTCGCGTATCAATACTGGCGACGCACAACACCGTAAAACTGCACCCGGGGTATAAGTAATTATACATGGGTAACATATTAAAGCAGATACAAAAAGGCGCGCAACGCGTAAGAGACTTTACCGGTGATGTAACTGACGTACTCGGTTTCTTTGGCGCTGATGTTGTTGGCTTGACAGAAGGTCGAATGTTTGACTATCGTGACCACTTTCATCAGATGTTGAACACATGGGATTTTTCTATCCCGAGTAGAACGCTCTGGGTGGTGTATATACCTAAATTTCCCGTCGGTTTGTTCCACGAAACAAACAACCGGTCGCTGGTCAACATATTAGATATTAACGGTGTGGGTCTGGATAGCAGTGACAGAAAGTGGAAGATCAAGAAGAATGTCAAGACATTATCACGTTATGAATATCAATCTACACCAGCAGGTTGCGCGTTTGCACAAGGTGTTGTGATACCAGGAGAGTACACCAACATACAGCACGTGATGCCAAAAAATAACAGAGGGTTGATACCCGGTCGTGTCAGCACCGGGAGAAATCCTCCAGAGAATCTGACATTAGAATTCCGTGAGACAAACACATCGTTTGTTGACAACATTATTCGACCATGGTCAATCATGGCAAGTCATTACGGTTTTGTCGCGAGAGATGCTGATGACATCAAGAACGTGATGTCAAATGTCCATGTGTATCAATTCGGTAAAACTACAAGTGGTACACCAAATGTGTACCGCAAGCAATGGACGTATTACAATTGTGTGCCGGTTCGATTAGATTCGGCACAATTGACATATGATTATGACACACAAAACACTGTGACACAGACTCAGTGGTCATATACCCATCACGCTGTCGAACAACTACCAGACCTTCCTATGCAACTGGTGTTAGATCAGATACTAGGTGGCGGTGTGATGAACTTACTTGACCGCGTGACCAAAGGCAAATCAAGTGACATTATAGGCAAGGTTACCAAGCCAATTGATTCAGTTAAGAACGCCGGTAAAGTGCTCAAGAATTTGTTTTGATCGTTGATATTGTGTTCATAGGTGCATAAGTTTTTACGTGATCTGTGAGTTTCATTATGATGTGTACGTGCCTAGTGTCGCCCGGTCTGTAAAATTCAAGGAGATAACCAATCACAATTATATGAACATTCTCAAGTTCATACAAAACAATGATGACACTGGATTAGTGATGTACCTCGAGCATCTGATATCGGATAGATGTAACGAGTCTGTGAAAGGGTTCGACAGACTAGACAAGTATTGTATAGTACTGACCATGATCATGATATGTATCGGTAACCAGTTGGAATACACCATGACCTGCCCGGTCACAGACAAAGAATTTAACATTGAGATCAACGTCGGTCATATCATATCGAGCATAAACGATATAGAAATCACCGAAACAGACGCTTCACTTGGTGGTGGTGATTTTATCACATTGTGCCCGCCGATGGACTTGCATGCAGAAGTTGAAACACTGTTGAAACAGATTCACATCAACGGAAAAACATACGATATATCTAATTATACATCAGATCAACTTGATAACTTGGTGAGCATGATACCATATAACATCTTCACAGAGTTGCAACAAATACATCAATCGATACACAGCAAGTGTGACAACATTGTGTATTATAAATATGTGAACCCACACATGCAGGAGAACAACACAACTGAATACAAGCTAAACCTGTTTGATGGTTCTTTTTTCCGGTTCATAAAAACACTGCTGAGAGAAGATTTACTAGGATACTACAAAGTTTATTATTCGCTATCAACAAAATTTAAATTCGACATGCAATATATAGAATCGATCACACCAGCCGAGACCAAAACTTACATGTCATTGATCCGCGAGGATATAAAGAAGCGTGATGAAGCTCGTAAACCTGATCAATCGATCACCGGACCCGCGGGAATAGACCCTGGTGCTGCTAGTTGATCTCACCCAGGGTACATCATAAATATTGTACATGACAGAACAATACAATGAATTGTTGACGCAACTCAAGCAAAGAAATGAATCCACGCATGTGGATATTCACATCCCATCAATAAATGAAACAATTGCAGTAAAACCACTTTCTGTCAAGCAACAAGCCGCGATAATCACTGGTGTGATGAAAGCTGAGAAAGACACAAACATATATTCATATCAAAATATAATCGATGAGATTATAATCAACAACATGAAGCCAGAAGATGTTGCGCGAGTGCTGTCCTTCGATCGATCATCAATACTAATCCAGTACCGGTTGCTAACCATGGGAGATACCATTGAGATAGATGGAAATACACATGATCTTGAGCATCATGTACAACGAGTGAACAACACAGAGCTTGATGTGGGTTGCTTGAGCAGACAGGTTGTCCATGAAGGTGTATCGGTACAATGTAACGCTGTGAGATTGCACGACGAACTAATAGTGAACAAGCAGGTACCAACTTTGTATAAAAACACAACTGATCGAGATCAGGTGAGCAATGTGTTCTTGATCGAACTCGCCAAGTATATATCGAGTGTGTCATTTGACGATAACCTGATCAATTTTGCAGAGCTAAATCTCAAGCAAAAAATACAGATATGCGAAATGCTACCTATGAGTTTGAGCCAATTAATTGTGCGATTTGTTGAGGATTTGCGTAGCATGGAGAGTGAATACACCACAATTGACACCGGTGACGATTCAGTAAATATACCTGTCGATTCGCAACTATTTGATCAGTGAATAAGTACATATATGAGGTACTTATTTCATGGACGATCAGGCGTTTGATATACTGGTGAGTAAACTACGTGAGGTGATCTCACGTATCACATCACCAGATGTAGACTCAGATTCTATAATCAGCAGTATGACCAATGCAATCATGCGCGTATCAACAGGTCTTGAGACAATTGATTATGAGGCTATATCACCAGTTTCATCTCCGATGAATCACGGCGGTCATGAATTGATCCGATTCACTGGCATGCTTCAAGTTCCGGAGATTGAAAAATACCACGATGTTACCCCCGAAACGCTCCCACCAAAGCATGACATGTCTGTCATGCCTGGTTTGTTATTACCTCTTCTGACACTGGCACTACCAGGTGTGACGAACACCGGGTCACTTACCACTCCAGTAACTGTCACAACAAGAGGCAAGAAACAATTGAATCCCGGTAAAGGCAAACAGTCACCACCAATAGACACGAAGAGCACAACTAGGAGAACATTAAAATCTCGACCGCCACCAATATATGCGCCTCGTGTGACATCTAAACCATCTCCTCCTACAGCCCCTGTTGACACTCAGATAAACTCCAAATGGACTCGCGCATTGAAGAACTTGACTAGATTGACAAACATCGCTGGTATAACCATCACCGTGGTTCAAATGAATCATTTGCGACAGATTTACAGTGACACAAGATTAACAGATGACCAAAAGACTCAACAGACCGGGCCAATAATAGGTGAGATTTTAGGAGCATACGGTGGAGCGGTAATTGGTGGTATGGTTGGAACCG